GAAGTACACTGGTCTGAAGTACCAGGTAGAGACTCCAAGTGGAAAGAACAAACAATAAAGAACACGAGCAAACAACAGTTTGCTATTGAGTTTGAGTGTGAATTTTTAGGATCTGTTGATACTCTTATCGCTGCTTCTAAACTAAAGGCATTGGTGTATGAACAACCTGTAGAACAAAATGGTAAACTCTCTGTATATGAAAGACCATGGGGTAAACGAGATTATATTGTCACTGTGGACGTAGCGAGAGGTATATCAAAAGACTACAGTGCATTTATAGTCGCTGACATAACAGAGTTCCCTTATAAGATTGTTGCCACATATAGAGACAATGAAGTCAAACCCATGTTGTTTCCATCTATCATATATGATGTAGCAAAAGCATATAACAATGCATATGTTCTGTGTGAGGTAAATGATATTGGTGATCAGGTGGCATCTATACTATTCTATGACTTGGAGTATGAGAACTTACTCATGGTTGCTATGAGAGGTAGAGCAGGTCAGATAGTTGGATCAGGATTCTCTGGTGTCAAGACACAGTTAGGTGTCAAGATGAGCACCACAACCAAGAAGGTTGGATGTTCCAACCTCAAGACCTTGGTAGAGGAGGACAAACTTATATTCTGTGACTACAATATAATATCTGAACTAACTACGTTCATACAGAAGAAACAATCGTTTGAGGCAGAGGAAGGTTGTAATGATGACCTTGCTATGTGTCTTGTCATATTCTCATGGTTAGTGGCACAGGAGTACTTCAAAGAAATGACAGATCAAGATGTAAGGAAACGTATATACGAAGAACAAAAGAATGCCATAGAACAAGACATGGCACCGTTTGGTTTTGTAAGTGATGGTTTATGGGATGAAGAGGATACTATTGATAGTGATGGTGAGAGATGGAAGAAAGCAGATGAGTATGGTGATAGATCATACATGTGGGAGTATAATGGATGAAACCCAAGTGTTTAGAGAATGGCGGTTACCTAGCATGGTCTGCTACAGGTCATCTCTTACCATGTTGTTGGTACGATAATCAAAACAAAAAATATATACCAAAGTTATTACAAGATAAGTTCAACCTGAAAGATAACACAGTTCAAGAAGTGCTGGACTCTGATGAGTGGAAAGAGTTTATAGATAAAGTTGAGAAGCATGACCCTTCTCTTCCTCTTATATGTCATAGGTATTGTGGTTAGATTTCGTGGAATTAATTTAGATGCTACAAATCATTGCTCTCTCAAATGTCCTGGTTGTGCTAGACAAAGATTTGTAGATGGGTTGAATGGTTTTGAGGATATTGTAGGTCCTGTACCAGGTAGACCTATAACACTTGAGGAGATGGATAAGATAACAGATTATTTTGAAGAGATATCTTTTTGTGGCACTATATCAGATCCATCACTACATCCTAAGTTTCATGACTTACTGCAAATGTGTGTGGATAAAGATGTTGAGACTATCGTACATGTAGCAGCGACCATTAGACCTAGTAAGTGGTTTACTAAAGCATTCAAAATTTCAAAGGGACATAATGTGCGATGGGTGTTTGGTATAGATGGTAAACCAGAGGACAGTCACAAGTATAGGATAGGACAAGATGGTAAGTTTCTGTATAACATGATGATAAGATGTGCTGCTATGCGTGTAAAAACAACATGGAACTATGTTGTGTTCAATTATAATGAAAATGATGTGGAGTTATGTAGAGAGGACGCAGAAAAAAGGGGTATAGAGTTTGATAAAATCATATCATGCAGGTGGTGGACTGATGAATTACAGTCTTTGAAACCATCAAACGATTATGTCGAAGAGTCCGAAACAGGTATCAGACAATCAGTCAGAGAGAATGATTCTTATGAATTGTGCGGATAGACACAGGTTTTTATAAATAATTTCAGTCTAAAAAGAAGGACCCATAGGGAGTTAGAATGGCATTAAGACTTGCATCTCCAGGTATTTCAGTTAGAGAGGTTGACCTCACACGGGGCGGAGTAGATTTTACTCTGAATGTTGTTGGTGGGTTGGCTGCTCCCTTCGCAAAGGGACCTTGTAACGAAATTACTAGAGTAAACAATGAGAATGATTTAGTTGAAATATTTGGTAAACCAGGTGTTGGTACATCAGATTATCACTACGAAACATGGTATGCAGCATCGAATTTCTTATCATACGGTGGTAAGTTAGACGTTGTTAGATGTACTGGTGGTGACCTCAACACAGCAAACGCTGCTGTTGGATTGGCAAACACCACTCTTCTCCTAGAGGGATTAGAGGATTACAATAATAACCAAGCAGATGATACCAATTGGTACTTCGCTGCTAAGAATCCAGGTTTCTGGTCAGAGAATATAAAGGTAGCAATAATAGATAATGCTGCTGATCAAATTGTCACACCAACATTAGAGACAGGAACAATCGCTGCCACTAAGGTTGGATTTGGTGTAACACAAGCATTGACAGGTAACACTATTGGTGTTGGAACAGTCACTGCTGCAACAGGTATACTAAAGGGTGTAGTTACAGGTAAGACTGCAACAACTCTCGAAGTCAAGGTAATCAGCAAAGTTATAGATGGCACTGAGACATTAGTTGAGTATCAGCAGAACTCACAGTTCGAGTTCAAGAGTGGCACGATGCTAAACATCGTCAACAACTCTGGATCAACTGTAGGTAAGAGTTCAACTATCACATCTGTTGACTGGTATAACAGCCAGAACATACTAACAAGTGTTGCTGATGGTGGTACAGATTTCACCACTATAAAGTGGAGAGCAGTACTCAACAAACCAAAAACAAATAATTATGTATCCAGAAGAGACGGAACGAACGATGCTCTGCACATTGTTGTTATTGATGCTGGCGGTGGAGTCACTGGAGATGTCGGATCAGTTCTGGAAAAATTTGCAAACTTGTCTAAAGCAAAAGATGGAGTAACATCTGGCAATGAGGCAGTTTTTTATAAAGATTTCTTAGCAAATAAATCAGAGTACATCTTCTCAGGTGCACATGTAACACAAGCAGACGATTCACATCACGGCACACTCATATTACCAGGCGGTCTAACAGGTGGAACTGGATTCTCATCTATTACTGCTGCTGCAGGTGCATGGGGTCAGGAAGCAAAGAATATCAAGTTCAGTTCTATCGGTAACAAAGGTTACTCTCTAACAGGTGGACTTGACTACACAGGTGTTGGTGTTTACAACGCACCATTAGGAAACATCCTTACATCATACGATAAGTTTGCAGATCCTGTAGACAGTGACATTAGATTCCTTCTACAAGGTAGTGCTTCTGGGTCAAAAGAAGAAGAGCAAGCAAAAGTAAATAAACTAATACAATTAGCAGAGGGCAGAAAAGACTGTGTTGCAGTTGCTTCTCCTAACAGAGGATCTTTGGTGAATGTCACAGACTCGGCAACACAGTTGTCTAACGTCCTGTCATTCTTTGGACCTCTAACATCATCATCATACGTGGTATTCGACGCAGGGTATCAGTATGTGTATGACAGATTCAATAAGAAGTTTATCTACATGCCAACATCCTCTGACATAGCAGGTTGTATGGTAAGAACAGATAGAGACTTCTTCCCATGGTTCTCACCTGCAGGTACTACCAGAGGTGGATTGAACTTCGCTATAAAGTTAGCATTCAATCCTGGTCAAGATGCAAGGGATCAACTCTATGCGAATAGAATCAACCCTATCACATCAAAACCTGGTGACGGTATCATACTATTCGGTGATAAGACTGGTCTTGCATACGAGAGTGCGTTTGATCGCATCAACGTAAGAAGACTGTTCATCACAATCGAACAAGCAATTGAGAACGCTGCTAAGTCAGTTCTATTTGAACTCAACGATGCAGGTACAAGATCAAACTTCATCAACATTGTTGAACCATTCCTAAGGGATGTTCAAGCGAAGAGAGGTATTCAAGACTTCTTACTAATATGTGATGAAACCAATAACACACCAGATGTTATTGATCGCAATGAATTTCTTGCTGACGTATTCGTCAAACCTGCAAGATCAATCAACTTCATTGGTCTTACTTTTGTTGCTACAAGAACTGGAGTTTCCTTCAGTGAAGTTGTAGGAACTGTGTAATAGGAGACCCACACAATTATGGCATTAAACAGAAACATTTTTTCGGTTCCCAACAACGAAAGATCAATTGATTCATTCAAGGCAAGACTTGTAAGTGGTGGTGCTCGTCCTAACCTCTTTGAGGTTGAGATGGACTTCCCTTCAGGTGTAGGCATCTTTGATGAAGAGATTGATAACACGACTCATCGCATGATGATCAAGGGAGCACAGTTACCAGCATCAAACATCCAAGAGGTTATCGTACCATTCAGAGGTAGACAACTCAAGGTTGCAGGTGACAGAAGATTCGATCCATGGACAATCACAGTTGTCAATGACGGAGACTTCAAACTTCGTGAAGCATTTGAAAGATGGGCAAACTTTATTATCAAGGTGTCTGATGGTTCAGGAACTATCAACCCTACTGATTATTTTGCAGACTGGGTAGTCAACCAACTAGGTCGTGCAAGTACACCTCTAGACACTCGTGGTGATCAGAGTGGTGCTACACTTCCAGTCTTACGTAGATATAAGATGCATGGTTGTTGGCCATCACTTGTAAGTCCTATAGAGTTGTCTTACGACACTGCAGATACAATAGAAGAGTTCCAAGTCACCCTCCAAGTCCAATGGTGGGAAGCATATGATGGCAGAAGTTCTGATTCTGTGGTATAATACATAGAAAGCAAGTAGAATAAATTATGGCTAAGCTGTTCGGATTCTCTATTGAGGATCCTAATGAGAAGAAGAAGAAAGGTGTAATCAGTCCAGTTCCTCCTAATAATGAGGACGGGGCTGATTATTTTCTATCGTCTGGTTTTTATGGACAGTACGTAGATATTGAAGGTGTATTCAGAACAGAGTTCGATGTCATAAAAAGATATCGTGACATGGCACTACACCCAGAATGTGATACTGCTATTGAGCATGTTGTAAATGAAGCGATTGTATCAGATACAAATGATAGTCCAGTAGAAATAAATTTAGATAATCTAAACGTAAGTGATAAACTAAAGGGTATTGTAAGAGAAGAGTTTAAAGGTGTCAAAGATCTCTTACAGTTTGACAAGAAGGCACACGAGATTTTTAGAAACTGGTATACTGACGGTAGGATATACTATCACAAGGTGATAGATATGCAGAAACCTGATGAGGGTATACAAGAGGTAAGATATATTGATGCTCTGAAACTCAAGTATATGAGAATCAGACCTACAAAAGAAAAAGGTGCAAGAGGAGCAGAGGGTATACCTGTTCTACCTTACTCAGGTGAAGAGACAATAACAAAAGATGCTAAGATAGAAGAATTTTACACATACTATCCACAGGGAATGGCACAGAAATTTGGTTCTGTTGCAGGTAAGGGTGTAAGAATAGCGAAGGATGCTATCACATTTGTACACTCAGGTTTAGTTGATAGAAATAAAAAAATTACTCTCTCTTATCTTCATAAGGCAATCAAGGGTCTCAATCAACTCCGTATGATCGAGGACTCTTTGGTAATCTATAGATTATCAAGAGCACCAGAACGTAGAATATTTTACATTGATGTAGGTAATCTACCTAAAGTAAAAGCAGAACAATACCTCAGAGATGTGATGGCGAGGTATAGAAACAAGTTAGTATATGACGCAAATACAGGAGAAATAAAAGATGATAAAAAATTCATGTCAATGCTCGAAGACTTCTGGTTACCCAGAAGAGAAGGAGGACGAGGTACTGAAATCACTACGTTGCCAGGTGGACAAAATCTTGGAGAACTTACAGACATCGAGTACTTCCAAAAGAAATTATACCGTTCACTAAACGTTCCTGAGTCACGCATTGCAGGTGGTGAAGGTGGATTCAACTTAGGTAGATCATCTGAGATACTAAGAGACGAACTTATGTTTAGTAAGTTTGTAGGTAGATTGAGAAAAAGATTCAGTGGATTATTCATTGATCTCCTCAGAACTCAGTTGATACTCAAGAATATTGTGACTCCTGAGGATTTCGACAAGATGGCAGAGCACATACAATTTGATTATCAGTATGATAATCATTTTGCAGAACTCAAAGACCACGAGTTGATGACTGAGCGTCTCAACATCATGGTTGCTATCGAACCATATATCGGCACATACTATTCTAGAGATTATGTCAAGCGTAAAGTGTTACGTCAGACTGATGAAGAGATAGAAGAGATGCAACAGGAGATGGAGGAAGAGAATGAGGCAGGTATTGGTGTACCTCTGGAAACTCAGAATCAAATGATGCAAGGTGCAATAGACGCAGAATCAGAAAGACAGGGTGCACTAGGAAAGAATAAATCAGAACCAAACCTTGATAATAAAAAGAACGGTGGCAAAACTGAAGCACCTGATATAGACATCAAGAAAGCGAAGATATAAATATAGATAGCGTTTTATAAAAATTGAATGGATTCTGCTGAATTAATAGATATGATAGCAAACGATGCTCCCTCTTCGGAAGTTTCTGATGCTTTGAAAGGTATGATGTTTGCAAAGTCTGCTGCGTTCGTGGATTCAACCGCACCTGTAGTTGCCAAATCATTATTTGGTGAACCAGAAGAGGGAGATCCTCTACCTGAGGTAGGTGATGGAATTGAAGAACCAGAAGCAAACGCTGAAGTAGAACAAGAAACTGAACAGGAAGAAGAATGAGTGCATCACAACCACTTAAATTAGTAACAGATATTGGAACGGTAAGTAGTGCAAACGCAACTTCTGCTGTAACGTCTGCTCAAACTGTGAAGACAGGTGT